ATAGCATCAAAATAACAAAAACTAAATGTTTAACAAATTAAAAACCCCAAAAGAAAAAAAAAGTAGAGTACTTGTAATAGCTGATTTACACTGTCCGTGGGATCATCCAGATTATTTACAATTTTGCAAGGATGAATACAGAAAATGGAAATGCGACACAGTTCTATTTATTGGTGATATTTTAGACTCCGCAGCATGGAATTTTCACGAAACAAATCCTGATATGCCTGGTGCTGCTGATGAATTAGAATTAGCTAAAAGCAGAATTGCCAAATGGTATAAAGCTTTTCCAAAAGCTGCTGTTACATGGGGCAATCATGACAAAAATTACGAAAGGCGATTGCACGCTGCAGGAATACCCTTTCAATTTAGAAAAGAATTAGCCGAAGTTCTTGGTGTACCTGGATGGAATTTTGTAGAAAGTATCGAGATAGATGGTGTATTTTATTGCCATGGATTACAGCAAAATGCGGAATCTAGGGTTAAATCAGAATTTAGATCATGTGTTTCCGGTCATTATCATAGTTTAGCCTATATTAAATTCTTTGCAGGATCGGACAAAACTATATTTGCTGCCCAAGTAGGGGTAGGAGTTGACGACACACAAATAGCATTTGCTTATGGAAAATGGGGTAAAAAAAGCGTTTTATCCTGTTTAGTTGTAATAGACGGAACCCAACCCATATTAATACCTATGTATGAATCATGAAACATCCCTACACTATTTAGATATAATAATAAAATATAAAAAATGAAAGATAAATCTATAATACAAAAAACTATAAATCTATTGATTGAAAATTCTGAATTTATTTATTTGGATTCAGTATCAAAAATTACTGGATTAAGTAGATCTATTATTAGAAATAATATAATTGAAACCCAGGATAAACAAATAGATAATTATAATTGGAATTTATCGGTAGATAGATATATTAATGTTAATGAAAATGAATTTTTCATTAACATCCCAGAACATCCAGGATATAAAATAAGTAACCAGGGAAGAATTCTTAGTATAAAAAATAGAACCCCTATCATATTAAAAACCAGCCCAATTAAAGAATATTTGTGTTCAACTTTATCTGTGGATGGTAAAAAATCTAATATAAATAAGGTTCATCAATTTATGGCAATAGCATTTCTGAACCATATACCAAATGGAAATATCATAGTTGTAGACCATATAAATGGTATAAAAACTGATAATAGACTTGAAAATCTTAGATTAGTTACAAATAGACAGAATACATCTCTTGGTTATGCTAAAAAATCTACAGCATCCAAATATGTAGGGGTCACTTATGGAAAAAATAATAAGAATAAATGGATAGCACATATAAGAATAGGTTCTAAAAGAATATATTTAGGATGCTTCGCAACAGAGGAGGAAGCATATCAAGCTTATGAAAAAGCATTAAATAAACTATAAATAATATGAACACAGAAGAAGAATTTTTAAAACAGATGGGAGATAATTTCCATATCAGATTACGTATATTTTACGATAAGTATACCTCAGAAGAGGAAAAAGAAGTCCAATTAGATAGTGATGTACTTCATTATGATTTTGACGAAAGAGGTAAATATTCAATAACTTTTGGTGATTTAAAAACTAAAAGTAATGAAGAAACCTCTAAATTCCTAGTTAGGAATGACGTAAAAATAAAGAAATCCCGTGTCAGAAAAAACAAATAATAAGGTAGATGTTTTCAATCTAAGTCCTAAACAATATAGACATTGGAGAATAAAAGCATTAGTAGTTGCAGAAGGAGATGATTATTTTGCAGACGAAACCTTACACTATTTCTTAAATAAATTACAAAAGAAAGTTGAGGGCGAACCCAATTTCGATGTTAATGATAATTATGTTTTCATAGGACTAAGAAATACGTATCTTTATCTGATGGGTAAAGAATCAACCAAAAGAAAGAATAGTAAAGCATATTTCGATTTTGTTACCAGTGATTCTGATGGTTTAGATGTAACTAGTGAAGAAATTGAAGAAGAATTACTAAAAAAACAAATACAGGATGATAAATTATACGCAATCAAGAGAGTATTTGATACTATATTAAATAGTTTTGAACAGAAATTATATAAAATCCATTTCGAAGAAGGTCTATCACAAAGAGAAATGGCTAGACAAAGTGGATTATCATTAGCAATAATCCACTATAGAATAAAAATAATTAAAAACAAAATAAAAGATTACTATGAAAAAAACAAATAAGCCATGTACTGATTGTACTAAACCAAAATCCACTTCGGAATCTATGATTAAATCAGTATCTGATGTAAAAAAAGAGAAACCCTGTACTAATTGTAAGGATAAATGGGCTGAAGTTTTAAAAGCTGAAGCAGAAGCGGCCACACAATTGGAAGTTATCGAACCAGTTATTCTGGATGAACAAACTTTAAATGATGTTGAATTCATGACAGAAATCCAAAAGAGTAAAATAATGGAATCACAAAATGTAGATAAACTATTTGCTCTTTATAATAGAATACACCACACTAATGCAAAAAGATGTAATTGCCCTGGTTTAATTAGAACATTCATCGAAAGACTTAATAAACATTTAAACATAAATATATAATGGAAGAACAAGTTACACAAGCAGTAAAAGAAGCTGCAATGGAATACAGTAAATCAGAAGCAACAACTGGTGCTGGTAGATGGTTAAGATTTTTAGTTAGATTTGTTCCGGTGGAGACAATCATAAAAGCATTAGCACATAAAATAAGTAAATAATAATGGCAGCAAGAGCATCCAAAGAAGATCCTGATAAAATAAATGACTGGGAAAAGAGATTTATAGAAGCCTATTTTGAATTTAATTTCAATGGTAGACTAGCATATCTTCATTTAAAACCAGATGTAACTGATAAAAGTGCGGACGTGTTAGCACATAAATTATTAGCATTACCTAGGGTTAAGAATTATATTGAAAATAAACAAGCTCATATAGCTATACAGGAGGACATTAAGTTGTCTTGGGTTGTTAAAGAACTTAAATCTATAGTGGAGGAGGTTAAACTGGAAATAACTGAGAGAGACCCGGCCACAGGAAGAGTAATATCCAGACCAGATAGACAATCATCATTAAAAGCATTAGCACAATTAAGTAAGATAGCAGGATTTGAAACTAGAAAGATGGATATAACAACTAATGGTGAATCTATTAATAAGATAACTTGGAATGAAACTAAGAGTTATACCCCAGATAAAAAAGATCTTGGAAATGAAGATATAAATAGTTTTGGTACTAACACGTAAGCAAACGGAAGCTCTAGACATTCTAGAAGACTCTACCCACAAAGAGATAATCTTCGGAGGTGGTGCTGGTTCAGCTAAATCTATTCTTGGTTGTTATTGGTTATTAAAGATGTGTTTGAAATATCCTGGAACTAGATGGTTAATGGGGAGAAAGAAGTTAAAGACTCTTAAGGAGACAACACTTAATTCATTTCTAGAAGTATGTAAGATGCAAGGAGTTATTAATGGAACACATTTCACTATTAACGGTTCATCAAACACAATCCATTTCATAAATGGTTCAGAGATACTAATGAAAGATTTAGCTTACTATCCTGCCGATCCACAATTTGATGAATTAGGTTCGTTAGAGATAACGGGAGCATTTATTGATGAGGTTAACCAAACCGTTGCATTAGCTTGGCAGATAGTTAAATCCCGTATTAGATACAAGCTAGATGAGTATGGGCTAATACCAAAAATATTAGGAACTTGTAATCCATCCAAGAATTGGGTTTATAAAGAATTCTACAAACCACAAAAGATAAATGATATAGAACCACATAAATGTTTTATCCAAGCTTTAGTAACAGATAATCCATTCATATCACAACACTATATTGACAACTTAATGTCTCTACCTAAGGCACAAAAGTCAAGACTATTATTAGGTAACTGGGAATCTGATGACGATCCTACAAAATTAGTTGAATACGATAACATATTGAATCTATTCACAAACACATACGTACGAAATGAAAATGATAGATATTATATTACTTGTGATGTCGCAAGATTTGGGTCTGATAAGGCTGTTATATGTTTATGGAGAGGTTTTGAACTCGTTGACATATTTGATTATGCTACGAGTAAAATTACAGATCTCCAAACTGCTATTCTGGGTTTAAAGAATAGATACAATGTTAGTAGTAACCATATAATTGCCGATGGTGATGGTGTGGGTGGAGGTTTAGTTGACAACCTTAGAATCAAGGATTTTGTTAACAACTCAAAATGTTTAAATGACGAGAATTTCCAGAATCTAAAAACCCAATGTTATTATAAATTAGCAGACATGATTAATTCTGATTCGATATATATATCAGCAGAACTATCCCAGGCACAACAAGATGCAATAATTGAAGAATTAGAGCAAATAAAAGCGGCAGATATAGATTCAGATGGTAAATTAAAAATAATGCCTAAAACCGAGGTTAAACAGTTAATAGGAAGATCTCCTGATTACAGTGATACCATAATGATGAGGATGTGGTTTACCCTCACGCCAACAGTTAAAAAATTTAGAATAAGATAATGAAATTAAGAAGACCAATACCACAAACATTGAATGACATTTCAGTAGAAGATTATCTACATATGAAAATGATAATTGGGGTTTATAAGAAGGATGATGGTAAAATATTAAAAGGCATAGCTGATTACTATTTTGATGAATCCACAATTAAGGAGAGTTCAACTATCATAAGTGGAATCCTAGATCTATTAGCACAACCCCCAAGATTTATAGAAAGATTCGAATACCGCGGGACAGAATATGGATTCATACCAAATCTTGAAGAGATAACAACTGCGGAGTATATAGATCTGGATGATTTTCAAAAAGAAGAAACCGCGATTCCTGAAATGTTATCAATATTATATAGACCAATAGTTAGTAAAGACAAGAAGAATAAAAACTATAGGTTATCCCAATATAGAGGTACCACTAAAGAAGATATAAATACCATGAAGAAGGTATCAATAGAAATCTATCTAGGAGCGATGGTTTTTTTTTGGGAACTAAACAAGGATTTATTGATAGGTGTGGATATTTATACAAACAAAGGGAAGAAGTAGTAGAAGAAGGACCAGAAGGGAATCCAACCGATTTCGTAGGAGATGAAGAGGAATTTGCAGAGGAGTTTGGTTGGTACCCAATGTTATACATTGCAGCTAAGGAAGACTATCTAAAAATAGAAGAGGTTCTCCAATCCCCAGCCATCGAATTTCTAACATTCATGAACTTCTATACAAGGAAATCCCAACTGGATGCAGCCAGAATTGCCAGATCGCAAAACACAAGTAATGTTTAATGTTTTTAAATAAATAATACCAACTATGAATAATTTCTATAATGCAGTAAATCTAATAAAAGCTAGACTCGAATCGAACGAGCAGGTTAATACTGTTGTCTTCTCTAGAACAGAAGAGAAAGATTTATATAAAAAGGCAATCTATCCATTAGCTCATATCAATCCAATGGAAATACCTTTTAGAAACTCCCAGGTATCTATGTTTACTTTTGAGGTTGGTGTATTCGAACAAAGAAATATCAATAAGGAAGACACTAATACTAAGTTTGAAGGTAACGATAATGTAATAGATAATCTAAATCTTTGTTATGCTATATTGAATGACTTGGTAACCTACCTTACACTTCAGGAGAATGAATACGAGATCATTTTAGACAGCGTTACAAGCGCTACACCGCTTCTAATGAAAGATTTCAATATACTGGATGGGTTAGTTCTACAATTAACTTTGATGGCTCCAAATGATGTTATAAGCATATGTTAGTAAATCAACACCAAACTATCTCCCAATTCTTTAACGAATATTGTGATACTCTAAGAAACAGAGTTCCAGTAGCAAGTGGAGAATTAGCTAAATCAATCGACTTTGTTATCAATGATGACAACACAATCGAAATTCTAATGGCTAACTATGGTAAGTACCTAGACAAAGGGGTTAGTGGGACAGAACGTAAATTCAATACCCCATATTCTTATACCAATAGAATGCCACCTGCTAGTGTGTTTGACAAATGGATAGTTAGAAAGGGAATAGCACCAAGAAACGGAAGAGGACAGTTCCAATCAAGAAAAGGATTACAATTTGCAATAGCAAGAAGTATCTATAAAAACGGTATCAGACCAACCTTATTCATATCTATCGATTTCGATGCTAAGATGAATCAATTTGCTAACATACTTGCAAACTCGGTAGCCGATGATTTAATGGACGAAATAGATAATAAAATAAAATAAAAACAAATAACTATGCCAGCACCAGTACAAAATTTAACAATAACATTCGTAGACCTATGTTCAATAGATGATATATTAACATTATCTTTTTGGGGAGACCACCCTACAGATTCAGTAGAATTTGTTAGAGGAGAAGTTTTCCAAGATGCAAGAATTAATCCTGGTCAAACAACTATTGGAACTTCCAATAACGACCAAGCTACTCTATATGGGAATGCTTTTGTATTAGATTATGGTGGTAACTTTGAAGTAGTTGTTGTGGATAATGTAGTTTACATGAGAACTATGAATGGTAGTGATATATTTAACTATTCTTATAATGGTAAAAATGAATCAGTAATCTTTGGTGAGGGAGTTCCACCAGAACCAGCAATAGTTAGAAGAGATACAGTGGTGAGAAGTCCATATTTAGCACTATCCCAAGATACACAAACTTTTGATACCACAGTATTTAACATAAAAGTTTATAATGGTTTATTCGATACCTTTATAGATGTTCCAGTAAGATTCTCTAAGATAAAGAAAAAAGTACAAAGATTACAAAGCATAGTTTATAGTAACATATCGTATTTGGTAAGAGAAGGATTCTCAGCTGATATTGACTATTACCTGGCTAATCAACACACATTAGGACCTATTCCTATTAGAGAAACTGAAGGTAAATGGTGTGCTGTTGAAATGGTTAATAAATTATTCGACACAGTTCAACATACTACAACACAGCACCTATACATAACAGATGGATATATAAACAATAATGAAGTACAAGCTAATTCATTAAATTCACTATTTCAAGGTGGTATTACTAAGAGTATTTCAATGTTTTCACCAGAAAGATGTTACTTTAAGATGCAAGATTTAGTTAAAATAGGTTACTACGTCTCAAGTGACCCATCTACTGAACACTCTTGTCCTAGTGGAACATTATCATTTGACCCTAATCTATCAACAGACTATATAGCTAGTGTAGGTGTAGTAGATAATGCCACAGAGGTTGATATACTTAGCGAAAAGTGGATTAAATATGTTGCAATATATAGTATAGGTGGAGAACCATTTACAATGAGTAAGAAATACTTCCTTATTACTGAATGTCAGAATGAAGTTTGGGATTTAATATTCAAGGATAAGACAGGGTTCTTACAAACTCTACCATTAACTAAAAAATCAGTTAAGAACCTAACGGTTACAAGTGAAGATTATAGTAGAAACATAGTTGATATTAATGGTTCATATAATCCTCTTAGACACACTACAAAACAGTTCAATACTAATGGTGGGGAACAATGGACTCTTAATACTGATTATATACCAGAATTTAATAATGATGTAATCAGACAAGCTATGTTATCTGAAGAGATGTGGATAAGAAGTCAATCAACATTTGAAGTACATCCAGTAACAAGAGTAGATGATACGGTTACTTTTAAGACACAATATAATGATAAGTTAATCAACTATACATTAAAGGTTAAATTATCACACAAGACAATAAAATCATTCAAATAATGGAAGTAAAATTATACGTAGGACAACAAAACTTAGGACCTAGTACTCTTAACTTAGAGTGGCAAGCTATTCCTGTAACAGGGGGACAGATTTCATTCATAATGAATGGAACTACCTACTCATTTAGATTTGGAACTACTGAATCTGATATGATACATAATGACCAAGCAACTTTACAGTTATTTATAGAAGCATTTATGCAGTATGTTAATGACTTACAAGCAGAATTAGGTATCTATGATTTTAGTATGAATGAATATGTAGTAGATGAAACAACATCAACAACATTTACATCGTTATTTACATTTTATGACCTATTAATCTTTTCTGGACCAACTGAACCAGAGCAAGTTTATGTGATTGATACTCTTGTTGATAATACAGAAAGTTATACTGAATTAGATTTATTCAAAGATGAGTCTATTCAGTTCACAAGTAAGTTAGCAGATATTGAAAAGCTATCTAATATCTTTACTGATTTTAGTGATTCATTTACCATCCCAGCAACTCCTACTAATAGTGCAGCACTTAAATATTACTTTGATTATTCAGCTGAAGATGATTACCAATTTAATGCTAATATCAGAGTGAATGCTTATATAGAGGTTGATACTTATGTATTCAGAAATGGTAAGTTTCAATTAGAAGGTGTTCAAATGAAGGATGGAGAACCTTATGCATATAAGATAACATTCTTTGGGGGTTTGAAACAACTTACAGATTTACTTGGTGAAGATACTATAGATAAATTAGACTATAATAAAGACCAATTTGGTGTAACAGATTTGGAACCTACTTGGACTAAGTTGTCACAGTTTAACTATGAAAGCACATCTGCTAATACCCTTCGTACTATGTCTGACCCATCTTTTATGGATGGTAATGTTATTACTCCACTTATAGCCTATGCTGATAGAGATTGGAACTACGGAACAGCAAATACTATTGATATTGGAACTTCTGTTGGTGCTATACTAAATACTGAACTAAGACCAGCAATTAGATTAATGAGAATTATAGAAGCAATAGAAAATAAGTATGGTATTACATTTACTAGAGACTTCTTTGGTTTGGAAGTGATGAATAATGCCTATATGTGGACTGACCCATCTCTATCTTCATTTGGAGATTATCAATTATTGGATATTGAAGCTACACCTACTCAACTAGCTTTTGCTACTGCAAATGGATTTACTGTTAATAATACAGATAATAGTATTTCCTATGTATCAACAGAACAAAATAGAAGTGTAGAAATATATATTGATGATGCTGTTGGATTTGAGGATGTTAGTTATAAACTAATTGTATATGATAATGGTATAAAATTATCTGAATCTGAGGAATTAAAAGGAATGAATGTCATCTCTGTTAATACTAGTGGTTCTCATAAAATAACTTATGAAATTAAATCAGATAGTCTATTCAATTACTACTATACAATAATACTATTAGCACCAGATTGGAGTAATTATGTTCAGATAAATAATCAACCATCAACAGGTGGTATTTGGCAAGTTAGTGTATGGGGTATTACTTTTAGCAATATTCTACCTAAAATGAAGGTGATTGATTTTATACAGGGATTGATGAAACAGTTCAAACTTATTATTAGACCTGTTTCTGATAGTATCTTTTACTTAGATACATTAAATTCATATTATGATAATGGAAATATTCTTAACATTAATCAATACGTTGATGAAAAGACTATTCAAATTGATAGACCACTTATCTATAAGTCGATTGATTTTAAATACCAAAAAACAGAAAATGTAAATGGTAAGAAATTTAGAGAAACTAATAATCCATCAAATCTCATTGGATATGGTGACTTAAATTCTAAAATAGCAATCATAGAATCTAAGGATGTATTAACAGTTGAATTACCTTTTGAAAATATGTTATTTGAGAGAATACTTAAACCAGGTATAGGTGCAAATAAACAAACTAATATCACTATAGGACAAGCCTGTAAATTAGATGGTAATACTTTATCTAAAAATAACACTAAACCTATTATATTCTTTAATAATGGTTTAATGTCTCATCCAGATGCTCCAGTTTATTTTAAATATGGAAATGAAACAGCTGTTCCTTTCATCTATTCATACCAAGCTGGAAATACAAATGATGCAATATTAGAACAAGTTACTAATACCCTTAATTATGGCGAAGAAATAGACCCTTGGCATTTAGCTAAGGCTGATAAATCTTTATTTAAAAACTATTGGAAAGATTGGATAGACACTATCTACTCTCTAAAACAACGTAAGTTCACTTACAATGTTCAGTTACCACCTAGATATGTACAGGAGTTATCATTGAATGATAGAGTGATTATTAATAATAATAGATTTAAAATTAATGACTATAAGATTGACCTTACTACTGGCAAAGGAGTTCTTACACTATTCAATGACATCTACGATTGGAACCATTCTCAAATTAATGAACTGGGTAAAACATTTGGTTCATTTGATTATTATGATTCAGATGATGTGCACCAAGAATGGGTACTTAGAGATTACTATGTAGATACTGCACAAAGTTATATTACTTTATATGGTAACTTCACTTCTTATGATGGAGCAACTAACAATGTTATTATTAGACTGAATTTTGATGGTACACCTTATCAGTATACAAGTTTTGGAGATGGATTTACACTATCTGATGGACTTACAATGGCTCCCCAAAGATTAGGAGCATCTATTCTACAACACATTGATGGAAGAATGATTGTTACTGGTATTTTTGATAAATACGATGGGGTAAGTACAAACAATATTGCTTATATAGACATTAATGGTTTAACTCATAGTGGATTTAATCCTGGGGTAGGATTTGATGGAGCAACTACAACTATTGCACCTTACGGAACATCTGAATCATTTCTTATAGGTGGTTCATTCTTAGATTATAATGGATTAACAGCATACCAAACAGATTATTTTGTTAAGGTTGATGCAGCAAATGGTAACAATATCTCTATTAATACAGGTGGTGTTGGGTTTAACAATGCTATAACTTCTATGGTTGCTGCTAAGAATAATCCAAATACTCTATATGTAGTGGGAGTATTTGATGAACACAATGGTAATAGTAGACCTCATATTATAGCAATTGATGCTACTGGATTTGGTGAAGTTACTTCATTTGTTCCACAGGTACTAACTTCAGAATATAGTTCTTATTTAAAAGTTATTCAATCAGAAAGTGATTCAATCTATGTTGGTGGGGATATTAGTGGATATGCTGGTGAAACTGCTTGGGGTATTGTTAAGATATTACCAAGTGGACAACTTGACACTTCTTTCAATAGTGGAAATGGATTTGCTGGATTGGTTACAGATATTAGATTAATTCATACTGATAAAGTTTTAGTAACATCTAATGCAACTATCTATAATGGAACTATTATTCAAAATGGTAACATTATTCTTAATTCAAATGGTACAATCTTTAGGGAACTACCAGCTGGATATGACAATATTTTTGTAATTGGTACTGAAGTATATGGTAATCTACCTTTTGGTCCTAGTATTATGATTGCTGATTTGTCTATTGCATTTACAACTGTTGGACCTATTCAAGAATATTCTATAGAGCTATTATCAACTAATGAGATTGTAATGAATGCTGGTAGCAAATACTTTGATATTAATGTACTAAAAGATGCAATATGGTCGGTAGAAGCTAGGGAAGATGGATTTGGTACTGAATGGATTGAATTATCATATCCTAAAAGAGATACATTAACTATTTTAATAAAAGAAAAAGCTAGTCAAACCCCACCAGAAGTTTATTTATCAAGAAGATTGATATTAAACTTTACAGTAAATGGAATACTTACTCAAGTATTAGTTACTCAAAATGGTTTAGTAGAATAAACACTAAATGATAATAATGTTTTCAATAAAAAGATATGATAACACAAACTATAGAACTTTTACAATCCCATCCATTCTACAATATTAGTAATCTGGTTGAGATTGCCAAGGGGAAAAACGAGATTCCAGTTGGATTCAAAGCAATCAAAACTAAGTGGATAAGAAAATATAAATATAAAGGATAATGAGCGATAAAATAGAAAAAACTATTGTAATAAATGTAGATACTGCTGCTGGTGTAGAAGGTATTAATAAAGTATCAAATTCACTTGATGGATTAGAAACATCAACAACTAAGGTAACTAGTTCAACTAATTTACATAGTGAATCATTAGATAAGAATAGAAAAGGTATTTTAGAGAATGGGGGAGCAATGGGATTATTATCTAATGCTACTGGTGGTCTTGCGATGGATTTTAAAGATGCAGTTGAATCAATGGATTTATTTACTACTGAATCTAAAATTGGAGCAGCATATCAAAAAATTTATGCATTAATTGTAGGTGAATCTACTGGTGCAATGAAAGGATTCAAATTAGCGTTAGCAGCAACAGGTATAGGTTTGTTTATTATTGGATTAGGATTGCTTATAGCAAATTGGGATAAGGTAACTGATGCTGTAACTGGAGCAACATTTAAAACCAAAGCTTATGCAGAAGCACAGGCTGATGTGACTAAGAGTTTAACTGATGTATATAAAAGTTTAATAACAGTTAATGAAGCTGTTAATGAGGCTAAGAAAGGTATTATAAAGAAATCTGATGCAGTAAAAACCTATAACGATACATTAGGTGAAGCATTTGGTAAAGTTAATACTCTTGATGAGGTTGAGCGTAAAATGATTGCTAATACCGACAACTATATTAAATCTCAGATAGCAAAAGCAACAGCAGCCTTATTTGTTGGTAAAGCTGCAGAAGCAGCAGCTAAATTAGCATCTGGTGAAGCAGTTGAACTTACTTGGTATGATAAAGCTAAGATAGCATTATTAGGATATAGTGCTGTTGCTACAACAATAGCAGAGAAAGTAATAGATACTCAAAAAGAACAGGCTAAGTATACTAAATTAGCATCAGAAGAAACTATTAAAGCAAATATTGCAGCTGGTAAATTAGAAACTAAATCAACATATATTGACCCTACTAAAAAATCACCAAAAGTTGAAGCAAAAGAAATAGAAGCACAAAAACTATCTGATATAGATATTTCAACTGCAGAAAATGAATTAACATTAATAGATTCAACCAATCAAGCTAAAAGAGATAAAGATACTACATATAAACAAGATACATTAGATGCTCAAAGTAAATTTGAAGCAGAAAATGCTCAACTTATTTATGATTCAGAAGATGCAAAACTTCAGAGAGAAATTGAAATGAATGATGCTAAGATAAAATCTAAACAAGATTATTATGATGCAGCAACAGGATTAGTTAGTGACGGTCAAGCCTGGATGGAGAAAATTGAAGCAGCTGGTATTGGTAGAAGTAAAGCAACAATAGGTATTCAAAAAGGATTAGCATTAACTGCTATCGGTATTGATACTGCAAAAGCATTCTCTACTGCAGTACCAATGGCACTTAAAGCTGGTGAAGAAGCAGCTAAGGCAGCTGGACCAGCAGCACCTTTAGCAGGTCCTATTGCTACTGGACTTTCCTATGCAGGTTCTGCACTTATGATTATTGGTAACATTAATAAAGCTAAGAAAATACTTGGAGCTGGTGGTGGTGGTGATGCCGGTGGTTCAACAACTGCTCCACCTGCTCCACAAGCACAATTTAACGTAGTAGGTTCCTCAGGTACTAACCAACTAGCTGCTACAATAGGTAAACAACAAAACCAACCTATTAAAGCTTATGTAGTTGGTAGCGATGTTACTAATCAGCAATCACTTGATAGAGCAAGATTAAATTCTGCAACATTCTTATAATAAGAACAATCAGAAAATAATATGTTTTTAAATAAAATAAACTAATATGAAGGAACTATATAAAATTGTTTATAATGACGAAACCGACGGAGATCTTTATGGAATATCTATAGTAGATAATCCAGCTAATCTTTATGACTTTCTAACCTTATCTAAAGAAGGTAGAAAGGTAGTTAATTTACAAGTAAGCGATTCCCAAAAAAGATTATTAACTGGTGTGGTTCTTATTCCAAATCAAAGAATACCAAGAGTTAATAAAGATGGTTCGGAATACGAAATCTATTTTGACGAACCAGTTATAGAAAGACTATCTCAAGATTTCTTAACTAAGGGTTACCAGAGAAATACAACATATAATCACGACGATAAGTTATGGTTGGATGGAACATCAGTAGTAGAAAGTTGGCTAATAGTTGATCCAAAGAATGATAAAGCTAACGCATTAAATTTCAAAGGTTTACCAATGGGAACTTGGATGATTACTATGAAGTTATCACAACCACTTTGGGATGAATATATTACAACCGGTGTGGCTAAAGGATTTTCAATTGATAGTTACATTCAAATGGAAAAGGTGCTAATGAATGCACAAGCACAAGTTGAATTAGCACAAGCAATAGATGCAAACCCAGATGCAATAAGTGAACAAGATAATGAACTATTCAAGGTTAGATATAAATATTCACCTTCAGGAACTAGTTTAAACTCTAGAGATTTTTGCATTAGAATGACCACTGCTGATCTTGTTTACAGAAAAGAAGATATACTAACGGCTGGATCAGTTAATCCCGGATTCGGACCTAATGGATCAGATTACTACAACCTTTTCAAATATAAAGGTGGAGTTAATTGCAGACATGCTTGGTTGAGACAGATTTATCTAAATAAAAATAATGCTACTGGTATGACACTTAAAGAAGCATTAGACTATATAGGTGGTTTATCTAAAGCAGATGCTGTTAAAGCCATCTTGGAGGTTAATCCATCAGAAGTATCACAAACAGCGAGTTCTGCTAACAATCACTGGAGACTTTCCAAAGAAAATGTAACAGAATGCAATTGTAGTGTTTCTAATCAAGAAGAGGTACCTTCGGAGATAATAGATACTTTTATAACAAAAGGTGAAGGTCAGCCATCCGATAATTGGATCCTTATAGACCAACAGGAAGTTGACGATTTAATATTATCTATAAATGAAGAAGTATTTCTACCAAAGAATGTTACAAAACTAAAATTAAAAAAGAAAAAAATGAGTATGTTAAAAAAATTAATTGAAATGTTTAGTGCTGATGTAAAATTAGCTACTATGATGGTTGAAGGATTCGGTAATCTTACAGCTGATGCTTTCGAATTAGATAACGTTGTTTATCAAGAAACAGAAGGTGAGCAATTACCATTAGTAAGCCAAACTTTCGAGTATGAAGGGTACACTTACACTACTGATGAAACTGGTAAAATCGTTGAAAAAGTAGAAGTAGTACAAGAAGAAGTTGAACCAGAAATGGAACCAGCTACGGAAGTTGAACCTGTTGAAATGAATGAAGCATCTGATGCAGCAATCGAGGAGATTATGACAGTAGCTGAAGATATTGCAATAGAGGTTGAACAACCAATAGAACAAATTGACATTGATAAACTTTTAGAAAAGATTGATATTCTTTCTAAGCAACTTGAAATTATAACACAAGAAAGAGACAGTGTTTTAAACTTAAATGCAGAACTATCCGCTAAACCGAAAGACACAAGATTAAAAGCTAATCAAGTTAAATCTAAAGGGGCAGAATCAACAATGGAGGCATTATCAAGAATAGTTCAAAATAAATAAAAAATAAAAACAAAAACAAATGGCAACAACATTAAATGTAAATTCTTCTTTCGTAGGAGTACAAGCTGGAGAGATATTCGTTCAAGCTTTTAAAAAATCTGATACTATCTCTAAAGGTGCTATCACTGTATTACCAAACGTTATTGGTAGTGGTTATTTACCAAAATTGTCTTACACATCTGGTCTAGTTGACTACGCTTGTGGATGGTCAGGTAATGGAACTGTAGATTATTCTGATAAAGAAGTAATCACTAAAAAATTCAAAATCGAACACGAATTATGTAAAGATGAGTTTCACCAAACTTTTCAAGCTCAATCAGCTGGTTTATTCGGTGCTAATGATGAAATACCTGCTACTATTCAAGAAGCTATCTTACTTGCAATGGTTACTAATATGGGTGCTTTAGTAGATACTCAAATCTGGCAAGGTGCTGGTACTAGTGGACAATTCGCTGGTCTTTTACCTAAATTCTTAGCTGATGCTGATGTAATTGACATCGCTTCAGTTGCTGCTACTACAAAAGCTAACGTAATTGCTCAATTAGATGCAGTTTACAACTTAGTTCCAGACTCAGTTGCTGAAGAATCTGATTTAATCTTCGCAGTATCAACTGGTGTTGCTAAAGCTTACAAACAAGCTCAAGCTGCTCTTAATATCGGTACTCCAGTAGGAGATAAAGATCTTGATTACTTAGGTGTTAAAATGGTATCAATTGGAGGTCTTCCTGCATCTACTATCATAGCATATAGAGTTAAAAATGTAGCTTTCCTTACAGGATTAGAAGCTGACTTAAACAACGTAACTGTTAAAGATATGGACGAATCTGATTTGTCTGGTAATATCAGAACTAAAATGGTATTCAACGCTGGTGTTGGTTATTCATTTGGTAATCAAATCGTTTACTCTAGAGCTACTGCATAAGTAGAGTAAATTAAATTAAAGGGGATTCTATTTTAGGATCCCCTATTAATAATAAAAATAAATAAATAAACTATGCCTTGTAATATATCAAAGGGGAAAGCCCTTTTAACTTGTAAGAATTTAACAGCAGGTATCAAAGCAATATATTTAGTAGATTTCAAAGACGGAGGATTAACACCTAGTGGTACCACTTCTACCGAAACTGGTCATATATTAAATACAGTTGCAGGTTTAACAGCAGATTCTCCTACTACAAAAGCTTACAAATTCGAATTAAGACATACAACTAATGCTTTTACTCAAGCACAAACAGCTAGTGAAGATAACTACACTACTATGTATGCTCCTTCATTGACATTTGTACTACCAAATCTTGGAAAAGAAATGGAATACCAATGGAAAATGATGGCTTGGGGAAGACCATTCTTGTTCTGTCAAATGAATAACGGAAAATATTTCGTAATGGGAACTGAAAACGGTTGCCAAATAACAGGTAAATCTGACTTAGGTGGTACAATTGATGCTGCTAATGGGTACACATTTACTGCTACTGCTAAAGAATCAGAGCCAATCTTTTGGTTATCTGCTGGTGCAATAACTGGATTGGGTACTATGACTTCTACTTTATTTGTTGGAGAAGATCTTCCTGCATAATTAATCCATTAAATAATCTAAAAACCCTATCCTAATCAGATAGGGTTTTTTATTATATGACAATTTGTCATCCAAGTGTTTTTAATTAAAATAAACAAATTATGGGTTGTAATATAACAAAAGGTAAGAAACTATTATCTTGTAAAAATTTAACAGCAGGAATCAAATCAATATATTTAATGAATTTCTTAGAAGGAGCATTTGATGGACAAACAGTTTCAAATGAAGCTGGTCATGAATTACTTTCTACTGGATTAATACCAGCTGCTTCTTCTGCTAAATTTGAATTAAGGCATACAACTAATGCTTTTACTCAAACACAAACATTTAGTGAAGATAACTTTACTACTATGTATTCACCTTCTTTAACCTTTGTACTACCTAATTTAGGTAAGGAGATGGAATATCAATTCAAGATGATGGCTAAGGGTAGACCATTTTTGATATGTAAGATGAATAATGGTAAACATTTCATAATGGGAACTGAAAACGGTTGTCAGATAACGGGTAAATCAGATTTAGGTGGAACTATAGATGGAATTAATGGTTATACTTTTACTGCTACTGCTAAAGAATCTGAACCTATTTATTGGTTATCTGCTGGTGCAATCGAAGATTTATCAAGTATTGTTATAGATTCTTGGATAACTGAAGACTAAACTACACCTTCACCTATAATACCTTGTCACCCAGGTCAAATGTGTGACTAAATAATTACTAAATCCTATCTTAACCGATAGGGTTTTTTATTTATATGACAATCCAATAGTAAGGTGTTTTTAATTTAAAATAGGCGATGAAGATACTACATATAAATAATAACTATAATTCTCAACCATTAACTGTTGACACAACTAACATAACTGTAGATAACACACATATTACTGTTGATGCTACTATTATAGGAGAACCAAGTACTTATTCAATTACAATTACTCCTAGAGAATATCCTACTGAAGTTAAGTTTATCCTTTGGGATGAACTATTAGAGCAAACAATAAGTCAAGAATGCACTGTTATTAATGCTAGTGGTTATATGGAGATTCCATTTATTCTATCTGATGTTAATGACGGTACTTCATTCGAGGTTACTGTTAACGATTTATCTGATAAATTATTATGGAGAGGTAAACTATATTGTACAAATCAAACGGATATGCAAGAATTCAAAATGAATGTTCCGAACGCATCAAAAATTATTAAATTTTAAATATGAAAAAAGATAGAATCACGGTATTAAATCTAAATAATTACGTTAAACCAGACCCACATACATTAGTTATCCAAACTAATAAATATGTTACTAATGGAACTGACAATGATTTCTTTTATTACGTAGAAAATCGTTACTTGGGATCACCAACTAATCAAGCAATTATTGACAATTATGTCAACTATATATTGGGGGATGGTTTAGTTGATGCTTCTGGTACAATCAATCTAGAAGAAATTCTAGAAGAAGAAGAAATGAGAATGATTGCTACGGATTTTAAGATACATGGTAACTGTGCAGTTCAAGTAATTTATGCTAAAGGCAGGGAAAAAAAGGTTGCACAAATGCTTTATATTCCAACTAAATCAGTAGCTATTTATAAACAAGATGATATGACTGAAGATATTGAGAAATATTGGTATTGTTTTGACTGGAAAAATAAAACTAAATTCAAGCCTTATACCGTTCCTGCTTTTGGATTTGGTGAGAATAACGAAAGTGAAATTCTTTATATCAAAAGACAATCACCACAACCGTTATTTGCTTTACCTGATTATCAATCCGGATTACAATATTGTGAAGTACAAGAGGAATTATCTAACTATTATAATAATCACATTAAGAATAACTTCTCTGCGGGTAAGATTATTAATGTTAATGAAGGTATCCCAGATACTGATGAAGCACAGGATGAAGCAGAAGCAGCCATTCTTGCTAAAGTAAGAGGAACTTCTGTAGCTGGTAATATTATAGTATCCTTCAATTCAAATAAAGAAAATGCAACAACGGTAGAAAATATCGAGGTAACTGATGCTTATCAACAATTTGAAACATTAAGTAAAGAAGCACAAACTAATATCATGTTGTCCCACAAAGTTAACGATCCAAGTTTATTCGGATTACCAATGACTAGTGGATTTTCTAGTGTTGCCGACCAAATGGTTCAGTCATTAAAAATTCTTTATAGAAGTCAGATCAATCCAATGAGAAAAATTCTAACTAAAGGTTTAGAAAAAGCACTTAAGGTAAATTCTCCTACTGTTAAATTAGAATTTATAGATTTTGAAGAATTAAGAATAAAAACAGAGACAAACCCTGCTCAACCAACTCAAATGGCTGCGTCTAAGAGAATATCTTTTGATTTTGATAATACACTAACAACAGACAAAGGAAAAGCCTTATTGGAGTCAGAAATAGCTAAAGGTAATAGGATCTATATCATCTCTGCTAGACAAGACGAAACAGAATTAGATAAATTTGGTGCAAGATATGGCATTCCATTATCTAGAATTTATGCAACTGGTTCTAATAAAGCCAAAGTTGAAAAGGTATTAGAATTGAGGATTGCAATTCATTATGATAATAATCAAGATGTGATAGATCAATTACCTGGAATTGGAATCAATATAACAAAACTATAATTATGGCACTAACTACTATATTATTAAAGCCGGACGAGCTTACAAGAAACACTATAATGGGTGGGAATATCGATGTTGATAGATACCTACCTATGATAAAGATTGCTCAAAACACAATGATCAAACCGTTACTTGGTAAAACTCTATATGATAAGATTTGTCTTGATTTTGAGAATGATGATCTTGCTGGGGATTATCTTGAAATGTATGAGGACTATATCAAGGAAATGGTTATTCATTCATCCAGTGAAATCTATCTTTCCCAAGGTGCTTATATGGTATCTAATAATGGTATCTCTAAGATGAAATCAGATTCAAATGAATCAGTATCAAAAGAAGAGGTTGATTATCTTGTTCAATCTGCAAGAAAGATTTACAATCACTACGAAAGACAATTCTTGGCTTGGATAAAGGATAAAGACGTTGTTGAATACCCTAAAGAAGATACCAATAGACATTCAAATAGAATAAATGTCGGAGGGTGGTCATTAAAAAGAAAGGGCTGTTAAGATGGCTAGCCAATATGAAATAAAGAAAGAACACATTAGATTGATTAATGCGTTATACGAAAAACTAAAAAAAGAAAAGAAAGATGAGACAAGAAATAAATAATAGTCCAGCAAATAGCGGTAACGGAGATACATTAAAAGAATCTTTTGATAAAGTTAATGCAATGACTACTGAATTATATGATAATGTTGATACATTATTTACATCAATTGGTGCTTTTCCTACTCTTGTATCAGAATTAACTAATGATGCTGGTTATATTACTATTGGTGATGTACCATCTACTTGGGAGATTGCTGATATTATTGATTTACAAACTACTTTAACTTCAATGCAGGCTGATACTACTAATACTGTAAATGATATTGCAGATTTGCAAGATGCTAGTATTGCAAATAGTAATGATATTACAGATATTAATAGTGCTTTAGCAGCAATGTTACAAACTATCAACACACAAAATGGATTAATAACTCAGATTAATGCTGATATTCTTAGTATTAAACAAAGATTAAATGCACTTGAAGCATAATGAGTTTACTACCTATCAACAACGAACCGCAGAACAGCGGATTAGGTGATACCTTAAAGGCATCATTTGATAAAGTTAAAGCTAATTTTACATATCTAGATGAGAAGTTCTCT